TTCATAATGTCATCTGGACGAATTGAAACACCATAAGCAGGATTGGCTTTTTGATGTTCAAGAGGATTTGTATAATCCACATTGCCTTTTTCATCTTCATCAGCTTTTGCAATAAACACAAAATAAGCCTCATCCTTAACAGTGCCTTCCAGTATTTTTTTACAGTACTGAAGACGCTGATAGCAGAAACTTGTCATATCATCACCGGCTGTTGTAATACCAATCATAAGTTTGTTGGTATAAGCTTTCATAGCCTCTTTGATGATGTTATATTGTTTTGGCGTTTTATAAGCATGAAGCTCATCGGCAATAGCGATGTTACAATTTAAGGAGTCCTGTTTATCCGGGTTAGCTGCAAGTGCTTGGATATATAAAGAACCGTCTCCTAAATCACCAGAAATAGAATGCTCCTGATTATTATCAATAACACGGAAGTTTTCTTTTTCTCCCATTTGCCCGAGGTTGAAGTTGATGAAGTTGAAGCTCTCTAAGGACTGCTTTAATGCAGCAGCTACAATATATACTTTACTTCCACTTCGTCTATTTAAAATCCCAAGAGCCCAAGCTAAAGCAGCAGCAAAACTTGTTTTAATATTTTTCCGTGGAATATAAATAAACGCTTCTTTGAAGCGCCTCACAGATGTTCCTTTATGATAAAAGCCTAATAGGTTGTAAACTTGATATTTGTGAAAAGGCTCCAACAAAAATGGCGTACCTCTTAAAGGGGTGCCATCCAACATTTCACCCTGGGCATGAACAAAAGTTTTTTCTATAATACCAATAACGAATTCTGCGTCCTTGGGATTGAAATCATAATCAGTATTTTTAAGATCTCTTAAAAAACGTTCGCAACCTTGGATTTGTTCCCTGTTGGCTGGCTTGATGCCGTCCACAATTGAAGTGACGTAGTCCATTACTAAATCATAATTCTTATATTCACTCATGACGTTTCACTCAATGCTTGTATTAATTTTGATTTTGGCTTTTCTTTTTCCTCTTTACGAACCGGAACCTCAGGACGCTTTACACGTTCATACGTTTTAGGATTTAAGCATAACAAATTCGAATAAGTAGCAAGGTCTTTCCGCAAGGCTTCCATAGCTGTATAAATAGGGGTTTTTCTTTCATTTGTAGCCCCGGCTTTATTCGTATATGAGTCTGTAATTTTAAAACCTGATTCCTCAAATTGCTTTTCAAAGGCTTGATACTGTGCCAACATACCTACATAAATATCAATCGTATGCTCAAAATCATCACAGTAAACGCCCAAATGCTTCATGTTATCAACGACTTCTTTTTTTAATTGGCTTCTCATCCCGGTTGCCACACCCCCTTTATAAAAAACTAAGGTCGCTCTATTGGAAAAGGTTCCCCCTCCCGTTCCCCAGACACCTTTTTAAAAATTTATTAAGTGGGGGGGATTGCTTTTTCTCTCCACTGTTCACCCAAAGGAGTTAATTCATCAGTTTCTCGGTTATGCATCTTACCGTGACACTTTGTACAAAAGCTAATAAGGTTCCAGTTAGTCAAACGCAATTCTGGTCTTTCTCTGAATGGATGCATGTGATGTACAGTATTTGCAGGTATTCGTTTACCATATCGTTTACACTCTTGGCATAAGTATTGATCACGTCTTAATATCTTCTCGCGTTTGCTTTCCCATCTTGTAGTCTTATAGAAGTTCATTGCTTATCATCTTCTTTACGAATAGAACGAACAACAATGATACAGTCCTTATCAATCTTATTAGGATCAATGGTCAAGACATCGGCTGTCTCTGAGTTAATAACTCGATCACCTTTCCTTACCTCTACAAGTAATTGTCCACATGGATAGATAAGCTTGCCACCTTCACCTATTACTGCAACCCTACCCATCACTTCTCCTCCAGAAATTTATCACAATAGTTAACAATGGTTTCATCTTCGATATGTTCAAGAGTTGAACCAAACAAGAAGTATGCTGCATGTTTCCTCTTAGCTTCATCTTCAATACTGTTTAGGTAGGTTAATGCTTCAACCAGACAAGCTTTAGGGTTATGGCCAATGAACTTCTCAATTGAATCATTAAGCTTTGGACAGTCAGCTGCCTTAATTCCATGTGGCTTAAACTTACGTTGATACTTCCTTTTCACACGAGAAGCTTTCAACTTAGCATGAGCTTTCTTAATTAACTGAACTGGCATTATTCATCATCCTTTCATACCAATAAAAAAAGCACCCTATAAAGGATGCTCTTACATTTAAAAAGTACGATAATCGAAATCTTGACCAATCCACTCTTTACGAGAAACATTGTTAATTTTCTCAACTTCCTCTTTAGTCAAAATATTTTTCTCAATTAACGCCCCTAATAAATTTTCATATTTAATCTTAGTTTCGATTAATTCTATTTCGATATTTCTTTTGTAGTCATCTGCATACCAACTTGGTTCATCGTTTTGATCATAGCTTTCTAATACAAGACTGCCACGAACTTGAACTTTATCGTCTTCTACACGATGACTAACAGCGCCAAATCTAACTGTTTTAATCTCTGAATATACTTCACATTTAAAGTATCTATCTTCATCCCTTACTTGAATCACATATTCTCTAAGTGCTTCAAATTCTTTTTCAGTTAGATTACTCTCAAACTCTACAATGTCATTGTCTAAATACTCATCTTCGAATACATCTAAGTTTAAATCAATGTCTACTAGTTTTATTTCATTCATCTCATTCTCGCCTCCAAGTTCAATAATACTATAAAACTTGGTTTCAAATCCACATTTAACCTTTTTTTATTCCTTAAGTAGCTAGACTTAATACCCAATCCTAGTAAAAATAAGTTCAACCTAAATTAACCTTGAGTGATTAACTTAAGTTGAACTTATTAAAATAAAAAAAAGACACTGGCTGAGCAGTATCTCTTCTTTTAAAATTTAAACTCGGGGCAAAATACCCTGAGCCTTTAATATCTCTACTAAACTGGCAGATCCAACTGAACTAATAAATTGCACTAAAGTTTGCATTTTAGTTGAATCATTCCCTTGCCTCGCTTCATTTAACATAGTTTCTATTTCATTTAAAATCTCACGTTTCACTTGCTCAAAATCCTGATTGTTTATTTCTCTTATTGCATAAGTATTTTGAGCCTCGAGTTTTTGTACTCCTTTAACAACAAACCCTTTTTCATATCCTATAGATCCACTTCCGTTTAGGGTAACTTCTCCACAATCCTCTATGTGGAAACCAGCATATCCATTTGATTGATTTGATTCATTAGCCATATTATCACCTCCCCGTCTAACAATACGACAGATCGTGACAAAATACCTTCTTGATTTAACGAAATAGCAGTTCTAATTACTCAAAACAAAAACATCCTCGAAAGGATGCTTTAGATTAAGGAATATTTTGCATTTTACAAAATTAAACGGATTCAATCTCGTTTCTTAGTTTCATTGCTAACTCTTGAAATTCTGTATTGTACTTTTCAAGCATAGTTGTTAAATACTTTATTCCTGCTACTGCATTTTTAAAATGACCTTCTCTTACTAGGTTATAGGTAAAGTAGCTATCTCGATCATTATTTCGAAGTGATACTTTTTCTAAACATTCTTTTTCAATGTTATATACAATAACATAATCGATATTTTTGTCAGCTCCTAGTATTGGTCCTGCCCCTGATGTTACATCCAGATTTGGATGACTGAATCTAACTGTTTTATCCTTATACCAATCAAGTATTGGTTTATATTGTTCAATTAAACTTTCAATATACGTCGATTGTTGTTCGAATAAACCCTGAATTTCATTTCTGCTATTCGTAAATGATTCATTTTGTTCATTTAGATTCGCTAAAACTTCTTCTACATTAAGTTGCATGATTAATCACCTCCCCGTCCAATTATACAACGGTTTGCGACTAAATACTTTCCTTTTTGACAAAATAATAGTAATTTTTACTCAAAAATACATAACATCCTTATTTTATTATTTCCTCTTCATAGCTCCACCACGGCCACGCTTCAAAGTCTGTCTATTCGTTCCCATGATATCCTTCCAGTTAACCTTTTCTTTACACTTACCCATCTTTTCTAGGTGTCTTAATTGATCTGTATTAAGATGATTTTTAATTTTCATTGCAATCACCTTCTTAATAAATTTCAGCCTCTCAGATTCGCTCATATAACATTTAAAATGTTTTTGAATACAAATACATTCAGACGCAACAAAAGCGTTCCTACGACTCAGGAACGCTCTCTCTTTGATATTTTCTTGATAATATAAATTTACCATGTACTAAAGCAAGTACCACGACTTATTTTCGAGTTTTTTTCGATTTATTTTAGGAAAGTTTTTGGATTATTTTTCCCGTTACGAATTTTTAAGAACAACTAAGCTTAGATTGAGAGCTAGTTTATAAAAAGCCTTCCATCTAATCTTGCTATACGTCTTTTCACTAATTGGTGGCTGAAACTTAAAACTATACACATTGTAATCTGTTAAATATTCCGTTTCTAAGGACATGTATCTTTCTTCGATTAAGAATCTTTCCATCTTGGGTAAACGGCTCACGGCTCTTTCCACATGAAAGCAGAAGTCTTTTCTCATCTTTTCCTGGTCCACATTATAGGCTGCAATGGAACCTGTCTGGTCACTTGTTTCATTTGTGGGACCATGATAACGAACTTCAGAGCTAGCAGTAATGGATGCTTCCCTTTCTTCGAAGGATAAGTATTTAAACAATCTATATCTTTCTAAAGCATCTTCTACTGCTTGTTGCGTCTCTTTTCTGTCTATCTCAGGAAGCATAAATGATAATTGGTTTCCCACCTTTAGATACCTCCTTTGTTAAAATATAGATAAATTAATAGTAGTATTATTTATTTTCAATTTATTTTTCACAATTTTATCCACTCAAACTTGTTGGTTGTGCTAAAATACTATTAATCGTTCTCTTTAACAGACTCTCCCGTCTGTCCAGGTGGCACAGGAACCATGCTCCCTAGAGCAGTCCTCAACATTAAAAGAAAAGGGAGTGGTGCTTATGAAAAAACTATTTACAAGCCTAAAAGGAATGCAAATCTTACTCCAAGTAGTAACTTTAGCCGTAAATGTCTTAGTTTTTGCTGACACCGTCGTTGAGGAGCCTGTTAAAGAGATATGATTTTTAAATTAAACTAACATTTATTATACCTATCCTCTTCTATATTTTTCTTATATATATCCTCTAATTCACTAAGCGTGAGCTCGTACAATTGTCGTTTATCAGGAGTTTTAAAATATCCCATCCGTAACAATTCATTTTTCAATTCGTCCTTACGTTGTTCTACAGCTTCTCGAAGCAAATTACGATTCATAATCATAGCCACCCTCCTTTTAATAATTCGCGTGCCATATACAAGAAGTGATGATATATGTAATTTCCTGTTGTATTGTTTGCAATGAATACGGTAGAAAAGTTGTAACGTACCTCGAATGTTTTTAAACTACCTAATAAAGCTTTAGGCTCGTACTTACTGCGGTACATACCGTTTAATATTTTTTGATAACCTTCCAGATCTTCCACAATTAAAGTAAAAGGATGTTTGGACCCTCGGATTAATTCATTTTCAAAGCGTGTACGATCTTTAATGGATTCGACTAATTCATCTACACCATTTTTACGTTCAATTGCAGCGTTTAAATAAATGTCTCGTGTAATGCCGAACTCCTCATTACATGGAATCATGGCTGAATAGTCACCTGTTTTCATTGTTTTGAATTTGATTGGTACATCTTTTTTTCGTAAATAGTCAAGCACATGCTGATTCTTTTGCTCTCTGGTATCCACAGTGATGACTAATGTTTTCAAGATTTTTTCTAATTCGGTTTTGGTATATGAGTAATGAATAATACTCATCAATTAGCCCCCTTTAAAGTACGACATCGCACGTTCGAAAATTTGACTGGAAAGGGTATCGGTTATGTGATTTTCATAGTTAGCAATTGGGTTAGAAAATTCAACCCATCCGTTGTTCCACAGTTCGATGAATAATTTATTAACGATCATGTCCAATGCTTCCGCATCATGATTAATCCAGTTTTCAATTTTTTTGTTCATGGCTTGTTCTATTCCGAGAAAGTAATGAATAATCTTTTCTATAGTTTGTTTTATTGAATGCTCCTTTGGTGAATAATCACCTTTTAAATACTGAATGATTCGTTTTTTATAGGTTTTAACGAATTCTTCAAGTTCTGGGTAGACATTCTCAGGATTTTCAATATATAAGTTGCTGCCATCTAACACTAAAGGAGATCCAATGGAAGCAAAGTCATCACATATTTGTTTTGGATGCATATAATCACCACTTTTTCTAAAAAGGGTTATCGAAGGGTACTGAATTATTTTTTAAGTAACCCACCACAAAACCAGTTGTACCAAGGGCTCAAGGTCATTTTCGAACCAATGGGTTATCGAAGGTTACCTATTTTTCTATTTAAGCTCTTATATATATATATATTATTTTTTATTTATTTATTTTTCGTGGGAATGGAACTAGGAAATTCAGTAACCCTCAGTAACCCCAACAAAAAATAAATAAATTTATAAATCTCACAAACCCTTACATATCAAGGCTTCAAAGCTTCTTACGATTAATTGAAGTTACGTTATTTTGGGTTACTTTTTGATTTATTTCAGTAACCCCTTCAGTAACCCCAGAGCCTTCATTTTGGAAGAAACCACCATTAACAAACTGATTTAATGTAATTCCATGGAAAAAGGTCTTATTTTTTGCACCTTTTTCTTTTTTATATCCTCGTATTTCTAATTGACGATAAAAAGCACGATTTTTAAGTTCCATTTCATTGTTTTTAAAGCACCATTTTGTATAGTTTTCATAAATAGTTTTTGCTTCAATTTTCGCCGTAGAATTAACAACGCAATTCTCTTCAATGAATGGTCCTAAGATATCCATATCCTCACGATAGTTATCCGTTGCCTGCTTAACAGCTTTCGGGTCCTTCAATCCTTCACGCTGCCACTTCAAGCAACCTTCAACCACCCAATTAAGAATGCCAGGCATTTCTCTTTTTAATTTTTCAGGTAGATCCGCGTCCACTTTCTCTTCTGGAATGGTCACCGTAAAAGGTACTAGCTTAATCCTGCGCCAAATACCGTTATCTCCACCTTTTACAATTGGTTTATGGTTAGTAGTGAAAAAGACTTTAAATTCCGGTGTAAACTCAAAATATTCTTTTCGTAAGAAACGAGCCGACATTTTCTCTCCACCAGTAATTTGTTTAACAAGAGCTTCAGATAACTGTTGCCCCTCTTCACTCTCTACAGCTGACACAAACCGAGCCCCATCCAACCGAGCAACATCATTGTTAATTCCACTATCATTTTTCTTTTTCAAGAACGTTTCACTATTTGTTTGACGAGCATAATCTCCAAGAATGTCCTGGATTACATTAATGAAAGTAGATTTACCATTACGGCCATTTCCGAAAAGGAAAAACATGATTTGTTCTTTCGTCACACCCGTTAAAGAGTAGCCAATGGCCTTTTGAAGATATTCAATTAATTCTTCATCTGGATCACCTGAAGGAGTAAGAAAAATACTTTGTAAAAAAGCTATCCAATTTGGACAATCTGCATTCTTTTCATATGAGATAGGTGAAATTTTCGTTAGCAGCAAATCTCTATCATGTGGAAGGAGCTCACCTGTTTTTAAATCAATTACTCCGTTACTACAGTTAAAAAGAAAGCTATGTGAGTCAAAATCTTTTTTTCTAACTGAAACCATTGGACGTGCATCAAGTATGCTGTTAATACGAATTGCACGCTTTTCACACTTCTTTGCCCAATCATTTAATAATTTTGCTCTGTACTTGTCTTCTTCTGCCCTTGCTTCTGCATATAAACCACGCAATGTTTTTGCAGTTAACGCTTCAATCTTTCGTTTACTATCCTCTTGCCACTGTTTACCGTTCCAGATAAGCCATTCAAGCTCATTGCAATACTTAAGGTCTTGACCGTGATAATAGACAATCCGTTCCGCATTACCGAGCTCAGTAAGGTGAAAACTTGGTACCTTATCAATAATTTCTTCTGTATCTTCAATCCCTTGATCATCAGAAATGTATATTTCATACGGTTTTTCTTGAGGAGGTTCATAATCTGCTACCGTTGAAGGTGTTGAAAGAATGGCTGTTTCAATTGTCATTTCTCCATACGTTCTACCGTCACTGGAATGAGGTTTGTCCCATTTCTCACGAAGTAAAGCTGATTCTCGAAACATGGAATCCATTTTGGCTGCGTCTTTATCCGTCCAGAAAGCTAAATAATTGCATAGTGCCATGTCTGTAGAAGAATGATCACCATTAATCAAAATCCCTTGAAAAAGGTCTTTTATGTTGCTGCCACTTTTACTGTTGAACATTCTCTCCCATATTTCTGAATTGGAGAGGCTACTAATATCCTCTTTCTCAAACTCTCTTGTACTGGCTTTTGCTTCTGGCTTGGGCTTTTCTTTTAGATATTTATCAAATAATGCTTTAAATTCTTCCGTTCGCTCTTCAACAGGCGTTTTACCTAAACTGTTTCCGGTAAAGGTGAAATACCTGCCGTGCCTGTAAACTTCTAAACCGATGGAGGGATTTTTTCTACCTGTTCCTGGCCCTTTTAATGGTAGCTTCCCCTTTGCAATAATGTGGATACCTTCACCACTTGGAGAATATTCGGTATAGCTTTGAATCGTTTCAATCACGTCTTCTGCTAGCTCTGTAAGAGCTCCCTCACTTACACAGTGATCAATATCAACGCCCACAAAAGGATCATCTTTTGAAAACATAAAGCCTATACCGTCATATCCACCTTGCTCATAAAACTTGATGATTGTAGGAAAGGTTGACCAGGTACGCTTATTATTTGATTGAGCCAGCTCCCCATTAATTTGATATGGAACTTTCGTTGGCTTACCATCACGCTTTTCTGAACGCCATAGAATCCAATGAGGAGTGTTTTTTAATTCATTCGGTATATTGTGGAAGTTATGATTCATTTGATTACTCCTCCTTTTGAAAAGGGAGCTTATGACCCCCTTCTAATCATTGAATCTATTTTTATATTTTTAGAATGGTACTTCTTCATCTGAAACTGTAATTGGACCAGATGCTTTAACTTTTGATTCTTTAAATCCATTTACTTGTGCATATTTTTTACCATTATGTTCACGTTCCCCAACTACTAAGCGAAGAGGTTTATTTAAAAGCTCATCAGCCCATTCTTTATAGCTTTTGAATGACTTACCACTTGGAAAACCAGCTGCTTTTGATGCTGCATGAAATCTCCACATTGCTTTTTCTGTTACTGTGAAGTTGTCATAAAGAATTTTTTGACCTTGGCATGGTTGATCTACATCACTACGAATTTCATAATCTACTACAACCTGATTGTTACCTGATTGAGCTGTTTTCAATTCATAATTAACCACTGTTACTTCATATTCTCCTGGCTTGATTGGTTCAAATCCTTTAGCTTGTTCGTGATCTACTGTAAACATTTAAAATTCCCCCTAGTTTTTTTGAATTAATTCATTTTGCAGACAACCTTTTCGGTCATCAAGCTGATTTTTTGCGTAAGTACTGTTACTGGCACTTAAAACAAATCCTCGTTCACCATCAGTATTAACAAGAATTCTGCCAACTACGTCACATAATCCAAGTACGTTATTCAGAATTTTTTTGTTAATTTGTGGATAACTTCGGTTATATTGCTGACCACTGCTATCCGTGTATAAATCATCTGTTTCCCAAGCAGTCCAGATAAGATTTGCTCCTAGATTCTTCAAATATCGTAAGCTATTAACGACTCTAAACTGCATATATTGATAGTCACCTTGTGACGGCACACCTTTGTTTTTACCTTTACTACCAAGATCTGAAAGTAAGCAACGTTCTAATTCACTGATGTTATCCACAACAACATTGTCGTATTTATTTTTATAGTGCTTGTCCAAATCAAGGATAATTTTTTCCCACTCTTCCCAAGTATTCGTGTTGCTTACATAAGCAATATCAATATCAGGTTGTCCTTTTAATACCTTTGTTGTTCTGTCCACATCAAGGACAAGGGTTTTGCCTGGAAAGAACTTAATAGACGATGTTTTCCCCATTCCAGGAGGTCCATAAATTAGGTACGTTGCTTGATTATTTTGTATTTCTGTAGCACTTGTTATCTGCATAATTACACCTCCACTTTGAAGCTCAAGCTTGCAGGTTCGATTTCTACGCCTTCCACAATGGTCCCATTTTCATCGATAACCACTGGCTGGCCATCCACTTCATGAACGTGAAGCACCCTCTTCAGGTCGCCCCATTTGACTTCTTCCTTGATAAATTCAGTCATGCCAGTTTCTTTCACATGCTGCAGGAGCTTGTCCTTATCAACAGCTTTAGGTTGCTCTTTTGTAGCACGACTTTTTGATTTACCGTAAGGTGTAGAAATGGTTTTAGCTTTTGGATTTTCTTCTAATTGCTTAGCATGATAAGCCGATACAAGACTTTCAAAGTAATTCTTATCACTGTGGAGAGCAATCAACTCTCGGTTTTCCCAATCGTTAATTCTTGCACGTTCCGCATCAGCCAGTTGTTTTACATCTTTTTCTTTCGCTGATAACGCAGAAAGCTTACGGAAAACCCAGTTTAAACTTTCTATATCAGTAACCTGAAAAGATTCTTTTTCAGATTCTTCAGTGTTTTCAACCTCTAAAATTTCCATTTGTTGAAGTTGGTTCATGTAAAGAACATCCCTTCTATATTGAATTTTCTTCCTAAGTATGGTAAAAATAAATTGTCATTGATACGAGTCCACTTTGCAGAGTGGGCTTTTTATTGTTCACCTGCTATTTTTCTAATTGAATCTCTACGAACGTATTTAGCTATACAAATCGAATCATCATGAAGATGAACAGTACCCCAGTCAAGCATCCCTTGACCTTCCACAATGTTGTGATTGCATCCATCACATACAGATATAACTTCCAGCTCTTTCTCCTGCGGATCTGTAATACCATATCCATTTTTTAAAACCATCGGATTTTCAACTTCAGTCACTTTACCACCTCCTTTAAGATAAAGGTTCCAATAACGTTCATGCTGCTTTCTTGCGAATTCAGCGATTTTTGCACGACCACCAAGCACCATATTCATTTCAACTTTTATAAAGAAATTAGAAAGTTCTAATGCGCCCATGTTATTCATATCAACTAACTCTCCTCTCACAGTTCATCAAAGTATTTATTTAAAAACTCTTTCATATCTTTAGCTTTAAATAACCATCTACCGTTCTTTTGCTTAGAGAAATTTCTGACTCTTGGATCGTATATTACATATTCCATCAGCCAGTCATATGAACGACTTGTTTCATATTGAAGTCTTTTCATATCCCACCAAGTACCAATTCCCATATCAATTAACCGTTCATTCACTTGGCGTTCAACTTCTTTTTCCAAATAGCTGTTGTCGATAATAACTTGAACAGTTGGTTGCATCTATACCTTCTCCTTTTATCCAACTTGTTGGTTTTCACGTTCAATAATGGGTAAGATACCTTTTCGATTTTTTAATAATTCATAAATGAACAATCGCCCTTTTTGAGTCCAATAAGTATGCATCTTACTTTTTTCTGAATCAATTGTATGTGTCTTACTTTGGGTATAACCTTTATCAGCGTATCGTTGATATAAAAGCCAGCAATCTCCTTGTCTAAATTGGACACCTAATTCATGGAGAAGTTTATTAAAAGTTCTTGCACTCATTCCGTAATCTTTTGCAATTTTGCTTATGGATAATAATGATTTGTTTTGCAATACTAAATCATAATAAGTTGCTTTCGGCTGTAACTCATTGATAGTTTGTTCTTTCTGAGCATTTTGAAGTTTCAATTGTTGCTTTTCTTTTTGTTCAACAATCCATTTTTCAGCACGCTTAATCGGATCCTCAATTTTATAAGATGGCTGATTAAGATTGATTAACTCTCTTTCCATTTCTTCGAACTTTGTTACATATGTAGCTGTGAAAATAATTCCTTTTTCACCAGTTAATTTATTAGCTACCATGTCACACCCTTTCTTTGTTAACAAAAAGCAAGGTTGTTCATTGTTCCGACTATCCAAATATGTGCTATTAAGAAAGAATTGTTCACTCCCGAAATCTTGGGAGCATAACACAGTTTGATATTTTCGAATATCTGCTAATAAATGATCATGACGTTTTCCAATCATGCTAGCTACTTCTCTGCTATCTGTTAAAAGTTGCCCGTTTATATTTAAGATTTTTAATTCCATTTTTAGTACCTCCCACTTGTCATTTTGATAATTTAATTATCAAACAATGTAAAAAAAGAGATAAATTTATTGACGATAATATTTTTATCCAATATAATAAACAATAGATAATTTAATTATCACTTTAGACAAACTTAATAGACGAATTTTCAAAGTAATCCGGAAACAGTTTTTCTACAGGTTCATTAAAGTAAGCTGATAGTTGAAACATCAAATCTCTGCCAGGAGTAAATGTACCATTTTCTATCATTCGTAAGTAAACTGTAGAAATGTTATTATCTTCAGCAACCTTTTTTTGAGTGCCTTTAGCCTTACGACACTCTGAAAAGAGAGCTCGTTTAGTTGCCATTTATTGAACACCTCCTTACTGTACTTCCGATTATATTTGATAATTTAATTATCGTCAAGAGAATTTGATAAAAATTTTATCAATGATTTGGAGGAGACTTTATGAAAATAGGTAAAACTCTTGTCGCTCTAAGAAAAAAGCGAGGAATCACACAAGATCAAATAGCCGATATCTTAGGCATAAAAAGAGCAAGATATAATTCATGGGAGAACGATATTGCAAAACCAGGTCTAGAAATGTTGGACAAAATTGCTGATTTTTACGGCGTTCAGACTGATTTTATTCTTGGTCGTAATATTAGTGATAGCGACAATCAATTATCAGACATTGAAGAAGATGTTCGCGCTTTAGCAAGAGATATACAGGATCTCAATTCAGGTGATAAAGATTTACTTAAAGATTTAATCAATACAATGCGCCAACGTGGAAAAAAGGCGTTAGATGAGTAATGAAAGTTCCGATAAGAGCAAGATATGACAAGGTAATGATTAACGTTAATAAGTTTTTTATTAACGAAAAGATATTTGATTTTCCAGTAGATCCTTTTTCCGTTATCAAAAACAACAAATGGGGTTTAATTACATATTCGGAACTTGCAGAAATCCACCAAATTGATATTTCTGATATTATACGGGCTTATCAAAGTGAAGATGGATATACCATTTATGATGGTACAAATTACACTATCGCCTACAATGATACTATTTCTAGTTCAGGGAGAATTCGCTTTACTCTAATGCATGAGATTGGACATATCTATATGAACCATCTTGTAGATTTTGAAGCTACTATATTAAAGCGAAGTACATTAACTGAATCTAAATATAGAATATTGGAAAATGAAGTAAACTCTTTTGCAAGAAACGTTCTTGCCCCAGCTATTATTGTTCGAAACTTACAATTAAATAAACACAATGATTTAGTTCGTTATTTTAGGATTTCTTCATCTGCTGCAAGCTTCAGATTAAGAGCATTAAAACTAGATTTTCAATATTTATTTACACCATTTATAAAATTACAATTAAATCAATTTAAAGATTTTATTTACAATAAAACCAACTCCAAGCAATGTCTTAATTGTAATCATTCTTTTGTTCATGAAATTGCTAACTTTTGCCCTATTTGTGGCCAAGACCAGTTAATTAAAGGAGAAGGAGATAACAAGATGATATATTCAGGATGCGAAGTTGATGAATACGGTCGTGCAAAGATTTGCCCAAGGTGCGAGAACGAACAACTAGAAAATGGGGATTACTGTAAAATTTGCGGTGTATATACCATAAACAAATGTGGTAGTTATGAGTGGTATAACAATGAAATTTCATGGGAATGTGGAACTATCCTAGATGGCAATGCACGTTTTTGTACTACATGTGGACACAAAAGCACTTTTTTTGAGAGTGGTTTGTTAGACTCTTGGGATGTAGAAAAAGGAGAACGTGAAGAGGAAGAAAATCATAGACTGATGGCTAATGATGGTGTACCTTTTTAATGTTTATACTATATTAAATTACCAGAAAGAAATAAATAAAAGAGTTTTATACGTACCAAAACGAATTTCTATTCCAACCAGAGGTGACACAATTGAAGTTTAAAGACGTAACAGCAGAAAGATCGACAGTGTTATTTGTGTTAAAACATCAAAATAGCGAAAATAAAATTGTGAAAATCTTTAGTAATGCCTCTACAAAAATTATTTATAAAAGCAATGGCATAGATGAACATGTTAGCCTTTCTAATATTAAAAGGGGTGTTAAGAAACGTGAAATAGATTACGCTATAAAAAAAATTTTGAAGACTCATCCTGAATCAACCCAAATCACCTTAAAACCTAACGGAATTGTTTATATTTCAAAAAATATTTAAATGAATTCTGTAACCTTTAAAGGAGGGGAAAAAACATTAGAAAAATAATCATAAAAAGAGGTGATTAAATGGCTAGTTTCAGAAAGAGGAGCAATAAATGGGAATACCGTATTAAATACACTGATCCGGCAACCAAAAAGAAGAAGGAAAAAACAAAAGGCGGCTTCAAAACAAAAAAGGAAGCTCAACTTGCTGCTGCAGATTTTGAAAGCAAATTGTTTTTTGGTGGTCATACTCTTATAACCGGTCAAAAGATCTTGATAAAAGATTGGCTTTCAGAATGGCTTAATGTATACGGTAATAAATGCAGCTCTCGAACTTTGGAGAATAGAGAGACTCATATAAATAAACACTTAGTTCCTAACCTAGGATATTACAAATTAAGCGAACTATCACGACTGGACTATCAGAAGTTTATCAATGAATTAGCTAAAAAATATTCAAAAGAATCTGTGAGAAACATTCATACCACATTCAATTCAGCAATTAATAAAGCTGTTGAGCTAGAAATGATTACGCACAACAAGTATCGAAATATTTCTATTCAAAAAGCAAATGATATTGCTCATACAAAGACAAATTATTTAACAAAAGAACAAGTTAAGGTCTTTATGGATGAGGCAAAAAAAGCTAAAATCCATCATTACATTGTTGCAAGTCTTTTATTACGTACTGGGATGCGCAAAGGTGAAATGATTGCTTTAACATGGGATGATATTGATTTCGAGCTTAAAATAATTAGCATTACTAAAACACGGGATGATTTTGGAGAGAGACCACCTAAAACAAAAAAAAGCATTCGTACTATTAGTATCGATGATACATTGATTGCTGATTTAAAGAGGTATCGTACTTGGCAGAAAGAATATAGGCTAAAGAATGGACCTGATTATAAAGAAAAAAAATACCTGTTAATAGGCTTATATGGCGAGGAACTTACGAGTAGTACAGTAAATAAAATTATAACTTCAATAGCTAAAAAAAGTAATCTACACCATATCTCTCCTCACGGGCTCCGCCATACACATGCAATCATGTTACTGGAAAGTGGTGCAGATATAAAATTTGTCAGTGACAGGTTAGGACATACCACAGTGAAAATGACTGCTGATGTCTATATTCATATTACAAAAAAATATGAACAAGAAAACATTCTAAAATTAGAAAGTTACTTAAATAATTAAATTAAGTGGGCAAAAGGTGGGCAATTCACCCACCAATAGCTTACAAAATCTTTAATATCAAAGATTTTTTTCTTGCTTCCACCACTCATCAAATATTATAATGGCTTTAGAACTAAGAGGATAAATATAACAAAAACCTATAACATCAAGCTTTTAAATAAAAAGAGAAAAAACATAATCCGTTAACCTCAGATTATTTTTGAAGTTTAGGTGGGCAATTGGGTGGGCAATGAGGACAATCTTTCTCAAATATCTTCTTAATAAAAAAAAGAAAAAACAAAAAAGCACAGCGTGTATAAGTAAGTGCGCGAACACTCTTATACCGTCCGCCTAGCTAAGATAGGCAAACACTTGCTGTACCCTCATTTGTATTTTAATACATTATGGGTTCTCTTTGCAACGGTTTGCTATCACTGGTGAATCGTTGCTCTTTTTGTTGCTAAAGGAGAAAGGGACCCATGAGCAAGTATCACTTTTCACATTTAGAAAAACATTCAACATTCGACAGCGTAGAGGAACTAAATCACCACGTAAACGGATTTCGAGACAAAACAACAGAGACTGAATTTAAAGTATTATGGTTTATTAGTAAATACGCTGTAAAATTTATTGGTGCAGCTCAATTGAAATTGGCTACAATTGCAGAAGGTATTAACATGTCTATTAAAACTGTTCAACGATCAATTGATTCGCTAGTGGAGTTAGAAGCGCTAAAGAAAGTAAAAACCACTAAACCTATTAAAGGTGGACAAGGCGCTAATATCTATCAATTTCTACCCTCTTATGATCTTGATGTCCAAGCGCAAATGTCCAAGCGTGAAAAAGCTGAAAAGCCTTGTGACGACAGCGTTAGAGAGACAGATTCTGAAAAACAAACAGCTTTTCCTTTAAGCTCTAAATCATTAAAAGAATTTAATACGTATACGGCTCCTGAAACAGATGTTGAGACTTATTACAGTAAGCCGTATCGTTCAGTAATAGAAACAGTTTATCAATTTGTTAAAGATAAAAAAATCGCAAGTAAAATGTACGGCATTTATTTAGCTCAAATCAAACATTTACAAGACTGCTATAGTCAAAAAACATTATTAGATACTGCTCTTTGTGCTATCCGTACTAGCTTTATTGCAACAAAAGGAAAAACTATTAAATCTATAACTGGTTACTTTAATGGCGTTCTAAACAATAAATTAGATGAATTGTATCAAATAACTCTAGAAGAAATGTGGGATGAAAATGTACAGAATTACTAAAGAAGATCTATATTTTTTAGAGGGCTTTTGATACACCTACAGACCTTTGAGGTGTAATGTACTTGAATATACCGTCCACATCTCTTGTTTGAACAACATAAAGTGATTCAAAGTCCACTTTATAATATTTATCTGTAAGAATCCAAATGGCAGGAAATTTCTTAGAATGACGCTTCCATTCATCCGAGTCTTTATAGTCCATGTATAGTTTCTTTTTGTTCTCCATTTGTTTTTTAGAGTAGATGGACCTTTGCACTTCCACACAGAAGGCATATCCTTTCCATTTCGTGAAAACATCTGGCTCAATGCCTCCTTTAGCTAAAGGCTTGAATTCTACTTCAAATAGCGTGGGAGTTTCATAGGCACATAAAGTTATATAAAAGTCTGCTATAGCACGGAAATGAGGTATTTTAGTGGAGTCTTTTTTGATGGATCGAGGACTTGGAAAGTAGTTATAAGGACGGGTAGTTTTATCAACTTCGATTAGATTATTATCTACCAGACGTTTTAATACTCTGTTTGCTACTACATAAGGTGTTTTATTTTGAAGGAAATGAAGCTTTATGAGTTGATCTCTGTTTAGGACACGGAACTTTTTTAAACTTTCTGTAATAGCTTTATCTCGGTTATTCATCATCTTCACTCCCTGGTAAAGTTAAATCTGTCACTTCAACATCAAACTCATTTTTATGTGGATCTTCGATAGGTACATGCTTAATAGGTTCCAGTAATTCTTTTGCATGTTCCAGAGATAAATATGGTGCTTGCAGCTGCTTAATAACTTCATGACGCATGTAGAATTTACCCTTTTCAGCTTTATTAATTTTAGAAGCATCCACATTATTACCACTGCCTAATGTGATGTTAGAGTTGATTAGATCGGCATGACGGAATGCATAACGAACAGTCAAATTAGATTTCAATTGTCCATCAAGTATTTTGGCATCGGGACGCTGCATGGATAAGATTAAAAAGATTCCTAGAGCACGACCTTGAGTACTAATGTCCTCTATTTTATCCATTGTCGCTGTTTCTTTTCGTAATAAAGCTACTTCATCGATGCAAAGCAAGATGTACTTTTTCTTTTCAGCATCTTTTAATTTATTGTATTCGTCAATATGTTCGAGCCCATGTTCATCTAACAAATCACCACGCACTTCTAATTCTTTGTGGATGGCCAATACAGCCTTTTTTAATTTCTTTTTATCTGTAATAACTTGTTGTACCCCTTCACAGTTGCGGAAAAGGTGAAATTCAGTACGTTTCATGTCAGCTAGGTAAAAGTCAATCATGTGTCTTTTATGGATAAGCAATGTAGTTAAAATCACACGTAGCATAACTGATTTACCACTTCCTGTTTCCCCTGCAATAAGTAAATGTGGATCAGTAACCATGTTATAGCTGATCAATTTATTGAAATGATCATAACCGGCTATAATAGGCAGCCCACCTTTTAAACAAGCTTCGATTTCCTCTTCATTATAAATTTTAACGGATTCATCCTGCTTAGTGAAAATCTTCAAACTGTACTTTAACCCATCCCCTGTTAAATCATAGGATTGACCAAATGTTTGATTAAATATATATTCTTTGTCTAACATATCTTTTGGATTAAGCCCTTGTGGTAAATAAAAGACATACTCCAAATAATCATCTTTTTTATGTGTGGCTGCAATAGCTGGGTAGCGTTTAACTGTCGTGTCCCCTTTTTTGAAGGTTAAAACGATATCAGCTACAACAAAGGCATTTCTCAAACGAGCTTTGTAAATATATTTCTTATATAATTTTGTAATCATCACATCATCCCCCATAAGAACTTTTGTACAAGCTGCCATAGTACCCAAAAGAACGAGCCTGCCGTTACTAAGCTAAGAATTAGACGAGTTAGATCATGCACCATTTCTGACTCAATATGCTTTCCTACATTCAATAACTTTTTCTCTACTACTGTAGCTAAAATGATTGTACTTCCAACTGCTCCAACAATTAATAAACCACTCATTTAATCACCTCTTATATAGTCTGAAAAGTTTATTATCTGAAAATTCCACACGCCGCAGAGATGGGTTGAGAAGGGTGAGAAGAAATCTCTTATTAAGAAAATGAAAAAACGCTCAATAAATAGGGTTAAATAGTCGATTAATATATTAGGCGAAATATATTCGATAATATATTTGCTAATATATCTGCTACACCCTCACTGCTTATATCCCTAATATATTAGTGAGACTTGTACATAAAAACTTGTACTCCAAAAATTTCTCAGATAAATTTGAGAAACTTCTCAATAATTTATGAGAAATATATTGCAGGATATTTCTAAACAATTGGAGAAAAGCATATATTGGTGATGCCTATATGAAATGGATAAATAATATCGATGCTTATATTATTAAGAGTGGACGATCAAGAAAGTTTATCGCTAAACAATTAGGTATTTCAGAAAATCAATTTTTAGCTTGGAGAAAAGGAGAATACTTACCACCAGTTGACAAAGCTATATTGTTAGGCGAGTTGCTAGATTGTACTGTTTATGACTTATTTGAGAAAGTAGAAGAAACATACCATTCCTAAATATGAGCATGTGAGGAAATTGACCTTGCATGTTTTCTTTTTGTCTCTATAATTAAATTTGTAAATATAGGAAATTTCGACCAAAGGGGATATTACTATGAAAAAAGTTGTAGGCATTACGTTATTATCGTGTGGTTTACTATTAGCAGGATGCGGAAGTGAAACATCGAAAGAAACATCGACTAATCAAGCGCAAGAAGACGTAAAAAATGAAGCAGTGAAAAAGAAAGAAGAATCTACTGGTACAACTGAACAAGAGGAAATCGCAATGAATGAAGATGCAGAAGGCGCAGCAAATCAACCAACAAAAGAAGAAAAAAAAGAAGGTTGGCACTTTAAAGAGGGTTTTGGACTTGTGGAAGAATATGGATTTGGTTATAACGATGAAGCTGGCATCGATGGTACAGACGACCCAACTAAGCCAATTCAATTCGGTCCAGTTAACTTATACATTGACAACATGACTGTTACAGACATCAAGCCAAATGAAGATATTAAATCAATGTTTAATGATCAAGATGAGGCTCGTGGTGTAGTAGTAACCATGCGTGTAGAAAATACATCCGATCAAGATATCACGTTTGATCCAAACCAATCTATTTTAGTTACAGATTCAGGTGAACAAATTGAATCGGAAATGATGATGATGGGTGATGCCGGTGGAGACTTTATGGGGAAAGTAAAGAAAGAAGGTCAAACTTGGTGGTTAATCAAGGATAACACAAAAGATATTAAAAATATCAAAATGATTATTTCTCCACCTTATTATACAGATAGCATGAATGATATTGGCACAGAAAAGCGTTTAGATTTTGAAATCTTAGATCCTAAAGCAGCAAAAGAACGCGATAAACAATAAAAGACAGGCCCACTGTTCATTTGAGTAGTGGGCTTTTTTGTTAGATATTCTTCTTCATTCCACAATTCGTACACTCGCGTAGAAACTTGCCGCCACCTACACTACTTTTGAATTTGACACTACCGCAATAATCACATCGTCCAGCGATTTTGTCCGGTAAATCTTTGTATTCATAAATCTTGTTTAAATCAATATTGGCGTATTTGTCCTCTAATTTTTCCATTATGGATACCTCGCATTCTTATCTATAATACCATTATAGACAAATAAAAAAGCCCCTACTCCTAAGAGCAGAGGCTTTAATCAATAACCTTTAGATTTCAAAACAGCTTGTAATTTACTCTTAGTATTTGGTCCATAAATTCCGTCAACCGCATAAGGAAGATAGACTTTTTGGAAACGTGTTACCGCATCTTTTGTTTTAACTCCATAGATTCCATCTGCTGCACCACACTTAAAATACACAGCATTTAAAGCTTCCTGAAGCTGTTTGATTGCTCCCTTATCCGTTGAACCTACCTTAAGCACTCCTGAAGGAAGAGGATATTTATATTCTGACTGATCTTTTTTAGGCGTTTCTGGGGTTGGTGTATAAGTATTCTTTGCGGTACCGAATTTAATTGTTTGACCAATTTTTAATTGAGACGGTTTCACATCTGGATTAGCAGCAATTAGATCCTCAACAGTAATACCTTCTTTTCCATCTTTTAAAGCAATAGACCAGAATGTATCTCCTTCTTGAACTGTGTATAGACCAGGTACTGGCGCTGGCTCTTGACCTTTCACAGGAAGGTTTATAACTGCTGTATCTTTAAACACTTTTTTATAATCATATACACAGCAAGCTTTCCAACTGTATCCTGGCATTTCATTGTGAGCTTTATCATATTTTCCAATTCCATCAGCAATCAAAGCTCTGTGTAGGTCAATAACAGATTGGACAGTGGCAGCATCTAATTTGTCAGTACGATAGTCGCCAATAACACAGATACCTAAACCAATTGTATTGCTGTTACCTACATGATAACTTCGCTTAGCAATGTCTACGCAATAATAAATAGCTGCTTTTCCGTCAATCACATGCTTTGGATCAATAATTAAAGCGTAAGCAATTTCTGGCCAGCCATTGGTGCGAACATGAAAGTCTGCAAAAGATTCAATTCTAGATCCACCAGCTGAAAGCTTAGTCAATGAGTGATGCCATACACGGGTAGTGATAGAATTCACACCATTTTTTCGTTTTGCGTATTCACCCTTATGAACTAATTTACCTCGTTTATCAACTAACTGTGGTAACTTTTCAAATACATACATATTCATCTTCCTTTCATATTTTTCATATAAAAAAAGCCACTGTATATACAGCGACTTATTTATCCATCTTTTCACGAATATCTTGAATCTCGTCTTGCATACCACTAACACTTTGTTCAATCTGTTTTAGAGTATCAGTTGTACGCTCGACATGACTCATGAGCCTATCTTCACGTTCTTTTGATTCTTTAATTGTTTTAAAGAAAAGCCAAATAAACAACGCCGCATAAGGACCTTGTTGAGCTATTGTATTTAGTACTGGATCCATTTTTCTTCGCCCACCCTTTTATAAAATAAAAAGAGGACTGGTATCAGCCCTCTGAAATAGCACTTAAACTTTCTTTAAATTAATATACTCAATATTATAGAAAAGGAGGGTAGTAATTCCCTGGAATTCTGTATGGTGTAGGACCAAGAGATTGAAAAGACATGTTACGTTGAACCTTTTTCCAAATAGCCCCTCTCATTTTATCGTATTTTTCACCTATTTCATCCAGGGCAATAGCAATTGCTATATTTAATACTGTACCTCCAATTGTAGGATAGCTTTGTTGCCCATGTAAGGAATGATTTCTCCATCGATATATTACATAAAAAGGATCAATGGAGTCATCTATCTCACTTATATGCGAGCGTATGCTATCTAACCTATCCCTTAAGTTTTGACTAGCGTTATTATACAATAAGGTTAATAAATCCCCTAAGCTGCTTACGCTTTTTTTTCCTTTCCCGTGAGTAACGTATTGAATAACTTGTCCCTCTTTGTTTATTTGAAAATCATTTAAAACTTTACCCGAATAGTCAACATAATATTGGCAAGTTTTTTTTAATATAGCCTCTAACAAAGGGAAGGACAAATGGGCTAATATCAGATTTCCTTTTAGTACCAGTTCACGCCCGTTAATATCTATGATCCCATCATCCCCTTTTGAATTACCTATCCTTGCTAAGGAAGCACTAATACAAGTGGAGAAAAGTTCTCTAATATCCGCCTCATTATCATCGAAATACTCTGTCCCTCTATATAGCATAACTTGAGCTACCCAAGCCCAAAAATAATAATGATCTTCCACTATAAACGTATTCATACCTTTTAACAACAATACACTAGTAAGACCTACACAAGCATCTTGTAAATCTTTAGAATCTAAATCGTGAAAATATATATCATTAGCTAATAGTCTAAACTGTTCGGAATCTCCATTAATTTGTGTGCTTCCATCACTCTTATAAGCAGCTTTCTTCCAAGCCTCACATAGTTGTAATATATCTGTTGATTTTTGTGTCATAGAACCATCCCTTTATATTTTGATAACTATAATAGTTCTATAAAAACTCCTTTTAACCTTCTTTATACCTATGAATAATACGAGCACTTAGACCTTCTACTTTTAGCAATAAAAAAGAGGACCAAATTCACTCCTTCCCATTTTATACCCATATTGTTATTTACTTTTCATTATTTTGAAGTAGATTTTGATAAAGAGCTTTATAAGCTGGTTTAGGCCTATATTTATCATCAAAAATCAATGGTTTATTTTCTTTCCCCATACCAGTGTATTTATCCGTAAATCCCCACATTACAAATGCATTACAGTTTCTATTTGCTAAACAAACATCTAAGGTATCTGAATACATTTCTGATTGCTTTTCTAGTTTGCTACTAGTTGACTCAACACTATTGCTAACTGGTATTTTGACATCCATTTCCGTAATTTCCACCTGTATTCCTATATTAGATAAACGCTTTATATTTTGGTCAATTGCTTCGTAGTCTTTAACTTCGTTAGTGGTAACATGCGATTGAAAACCTATCCCGTCAATAGGAACGCCACGTGTTTTTAACGACTTAACAGTTTCATATATAGCATTTGTTTTGGGACTTAATCCAGCATTATTGTAGTCATTATAGAATAAGAGAGCATTCGGATCAGCTTCATGTGCCCATCGAAAAGCAAGCTCTATATACTCTGGACCAATTACTCTTAACCAAACATTATCACGTAATTTTCCGCCATCAGTAAATGCCTCATTCACAACATCCCAAGCATATATCTTCCCTTTATAATGTCCTACCACTGTTTGGATATGATTTTTAAGAATCTTTTTAAGTTCTTCCTTTGAATAATAATTATCAATTATCCAATCAGGAAGACTTTGCCCCCAAACTAATGTATGTCCCCTTACCTTTTGGTTATTTTCCCTTGCAAACTCTACCATAAAATCTGCGAGCAAGAAATCATATTTGTTTCTTTGTGGATGTACATTCGTAAATTTTAGTTCATTCTCTATAGTTATTAAATTGAATTCTTCTTTCACAGTACTTTTATACTGCTTGTCCTTTAGGAATGCAGGAGCGTTTATTGCTGTTCCAATAAAAAAATTGTCTTTTTCTGCCAACTTCCGAAGTGATTGCTTATTCTTCACAATATCTTTTTCCTTTTCTTCACTCATTAATATCTTACTGACAGCAAAGACAGACAATAAAAATATTATGAGAACTAAAATCACTTTTCTATGCCGAAAGATTTTTCTTTTACCCTCCAATTATCTATCTCCTCTGTTTTTAACTGCTTTCAAAAACCTCAACACTATATGAAATAAAAGAGGAGTGATATCAGCCCTCTTACGTTGTTTATCTTTATTTCATTCTATAATCTCAATATTTTCATTAGGAACATTCAACTTTTCAGAAATCCAATCTTTCAAGTGCTCCTCAGAACGAAATTCTCCATTTCCCACTAAATCTGATATTCTAGGAAAATTGTTAGGTAATTCATCTATCATTTCATCGTTAGAGTCGTAAACATTAATGGAACTTATTTTAACCAAACCAGCCATATAGTCTGGCATATTGTCCTCTAAAAGTACTTCTATTCTATTCATCATCATTCCACCACCTATTTTTTTACATTAATTCACCCCCCTATTGTACTTCTATATTAGTATTAATTCCATTTTTTACACAACAAACAATATACTTTATTTATTAGCTTAAAATTAAATTTAAGTAAAAACATGCTATAATCAGTTAAAAAAGCCCATTTATATAGGAGTTGTTATGCATGTCTTTATCATCATTCATTATTGAAAACGAAAAAACGTTTCAGGGTGCTTGTAATATCAAGTATCTCTTTATGCCTGCTGCTACAAAATCAAACCATCTCATTATTTCTTTTTCAGGCTTCAACGGTGAAGAAGCAAATGGAAAACCACCCCATTATAATTACGTAAAGCACCTAAGACCATTTGATTGTCACCGACTTTTTATTATTGACGATTATCAAAACGGAACGCCTTGTTACTACCTTGGTAATCATCAAAAGTTAGATTACGAGGTTCAGTTGCATCATTGATTTTTTCATTTATTAATAAATATAAAATCAAAAAATCAAATGTTATTACATGTGGATCAAGCAAAGGTGGAACTGCTGCATTTTACTTTGGAATTAAATACAACCTTGGTCACATTATTGCAGGTGGATTCCAGTTTGCTGTTGGTGATTACCTATATGATATAAGCAGATATACACGTAGTGTTGTACTACCTTCTATAACAAGTGGTAATACCGTAGCTCATAAAGAATACTTAAATAACATCTATTATGATTTGATTAAACACACTCGCTTTAATACTAAATTAAACCTACATATCGGCAGCGGTGACCATCATTATGATACTCATTTAAAACCTTTCACCAATATTTTAGATGAACGAAACATTCCTTATAATTTAGACGTACAGGACTACTCGGATCACTCGAAGATAGGTGAGTATTTTGCTAATTTCTTGATTGAGCAAGTAGCAAGAATTACCGACAACATAATTATCAAGGATGTAGTGATCTCAGAAAAAGAAGATAATGGCTTACTAGTATCTTGTAATGTACCTGCCTATTTTACAAACAATAAACATGTTCAATACGCATATTATCTATTTAAGGACGACATGAAAGAACCTTTAGAAAAAGTGAAGTATTCTCGAAACCGAAATATTGAATTTAAAGTAGCAACTCCCGGAAACTATAACGCCAGGGTCTTTGTTAAAAAAGGCGAAAGCAAGACTTCAAAACGAACTTTAACTATTAGTCTATAAGAACGGGCAGGTTTATCCTGCCCAACCAATTTCACAAACATCTATTTTTATAGAATCTGCTGTATTCTCCACCAAAGCCTCTAACGAAAGATCTGTGTTGGTATCCATACTATCAGTTCCGTCTACTCTTCCTTTACGAACTGTGCCCAAATGGCTGTAGCCAGTTCCTACAAGCAACTGCTTTTCAGTGTCTGTAAAGTAAATATATCCTTCGACCTCAAACGAACCTGTTTCACTCGCATTAAAAGTGAAGTTCATAACAGAGATACCTAGGCGAACTGATACCCTTTTGTAGCCTACAGTACCCGTTAAAGAACCATATATACGAAAGAATAACTTTTTACCTGTCGCTATGCTTGTAGGCTTATATCTCCACAATGGAGCAATAAGAGTAAGGGTTTTAAATTTAGTAGCACTAGTAGTTTGAATAGTTTGGTTTAATACATTCACACCAAAGGAACGTTCGATTAGTGTATAAGCCATTTCTACGCCATTAATAATACTAGAGCTTGTAATTTCTCCCCCTGATTGACCTATTAATTTGTTTTCACTTTCATCTGCCCCGATACTATGAACAACATTCGAACTGTGGAAAACATGGCCATTTGCATCATAGCGAATATCTCTCTTGTTACGTTTGAATAGCGTTCCATCACCATTAATACGAGCATTTACCCTTGCTACTAGTCCATCTTCGCAATCCTGAATAGTTACCCAGTCCACATGCCCTGTACTACTTTCCTGTGCCCAAATTGCTTGACGAGAATTTTTAAATATAGCAGTTTGAGAGCGATCTCCTATATTCTGAATACCGATTGTGTGACGGTTTAATTGCAGTGAACGGATACAAGCACCAATCCCCGTTCCATCTGCATTTTTTCCACAGTTATCAAAAATGCCATTCGGTACAACAACTTCAGTCTGTCCAACACCTGATATACCATAAAAACAATTAGTAGCGTGTACATTGTCTGTATATACCTTGGCTCCTGAAGAAACATCAATACCTGCACTTGAAGTAGTACCATTGAAATCTAATAGCAGAATATTAGATACTTCAATTTGTGTTTTCTTATTAGCAGAGATTGCTTTAGTACTTGCTGCTGCTCCCTCTCTAATAATAGTAGTTGGTACATTTGGGTGTCCTCCGACATCCGCTCCACTAATTTTTATTGGTTTTGCTGATAATATTCCGTCTGGAAATGCTGTACGCTTAAGATGAGTACCTGAACTCAAGACAAATTCCCATTTCCCGAATAAAATAGGTTGTGCATAAATAGGCAAAACATTTACAGCTACTTGTAAATCACGGAATGCCTGAGAGGAGGACAAACCATCCAAAGAATTAGAGCTATTTGATGTACTCACATACAGTTTATTTGTTTGGCCATCTTGAGGTGTAATATAAAACAAATCATTACCCCTTTTTATAATACCGGGCCCAAACTTCTTAACTTTATGAAAGTTAGGGATATTATCATTAGATACAAATACTCCGTCCGGAAAATACAAAGCTTTATTATTTTGATAAGCATAATCTACTGCATTAGCAAGAGCTGTCTGATCAATAGTAGAACCATCTCCCTTAGCGTTAAAAGGTGATTGGATTATACTAACAAAATTCCTTTCTAAAACTTGTATTTTATTACCCTTATTGTCTAGATGATTTTTTAAAGTAGTAAAGACAGTCCCATTTTCATCTAAACGAGCATCTACAATTTCACTAGGTTGAGGAGTAGTGGAAATGAGGTTATCTACGCGCTGTTTTTGAGATTCTATTCGTTCATCCGCATCAAGCATAAATCCATCAAACTGATCCTGAAACCCTTCTTTCAACTTTTCGAAAGTGATATATCCTACTCCGTATTTTTCAACATCTTCTAATGTTTGTGTAATGCGTATTCGCTGCCAGTTATCAGAAGGGAATTTTTCTGTTACTCCATCTGGGTACGTGACTATAAATTCGATCATCATGTCCCCATAGCCTGTGATATCCTCTGGCTGTAGTGAAAATGTAACCGTATATCCATCTGATATAATAGCTTGTTTTTCAGCTACGACACCTCTTCTACTTGCCATTTTGACTTCAATAGTAGAACCTAACAAATTAACTAATTGACCATTTTCATCACGAAAATTGAATCCTAAAGGAGTCTGATCACCTTGTTTAATAACCGTGCCTCCAAATACTTGTTCTACAGAATTTCCTACTTGGTACATATCAATCACCTCCAAACTTTTATGAACTCATTTGCATTACTTCATCTTGTGAATACTCTACAAACTCGCCTAATTTATATTTTTTTTCAGAAGCATCTAATAAAGGACGCTCAACTTCTGTTACACGTGCCTCCAGATAAAGAGGAGGTACATAATGCAAATCTTTAATACGTAATGTATCAGCAAAATAGGCTTTTTCATGTTCAAGCCCTAGAACTGAATCCAGTGTCACTTGTTCGACTTCATACTCAATAGACCCCATAATTCGTTTATTTAATTCAGCTAGACCAAGAGACGTTAATTTCTGTATCGTCATAGTTTGATCACTAGATTGAGGTTCATAAAGAGCTACTAAATGTTTACCATCATCACGACACCAACGTTGTCTAGCTGCTTCATTTTCAACCGTAACCGTTAATCTTGTTCCATCTTCCTTCTCAGGACCGATACAGACTAGAGATGTAACCAAGTTATCGTAGTTTACCTTGCGACGGATACCTGATAAATCTTTTCCAAAGGTAATTTCTTTTCCATCAAACTTACCGAGACGTGTTACAAGATCTACATAGCGTTTCACAATTTCATTTCCATCGATTTCAATACGAAAAGAAATTTCACAACCAAACGTTTCTTTCACCTGTAAAATAGCATCATAGGCATTCGTATATTCAAATGAGATTTGACGAATACCAGCATAGTCAGTGTCCCCTAATTCCCATTCAGTCCCACTTAAAACCCAGTTTGCTGCAGTTTTAACGGTTTGGCCCGTTAATGTTTGAGGAGAAATAATCTTTTGTTTTTTTAAATCTAAAAAGGATGCTGAACAATACGCGATTACGCTGTCAGCATCCTTATCTAATTCATTTATAATAAACTCACGGTAACCTGTTTTATCATCCGGAATAACTACTCGATTACGTCCTATAATATACTGTGATTTCTCATTGTTCACAGGCCACTCGAAATGAAAAGTTTCTTCTAAATCCATATTTCGCAGATGCACTGCATCTTCTACTTCATTTTCTAAAAAGGCAACAATATTATTTGTTTTATAATCTAATATATGAATCATTTATATCGTTCCCTCCATGTTACTTTTGTAGGTAAGAGTGGACTTGTGGAAAGTGTATTAACTCCTCTATTCAATCCAAAAAACTCTCCACTAAAGGCTTTCAAATCCATTCGTGGTTCACCGTTAATTAGTACGACTTGGTTTTTATGATCAAACGTCACAATATCACCATTCCTCACAATATAAGGAATCTGGTTTTCTGTTAATAAATTGAGTTTCCACACTTTAACGTCATACGCACGCAGAGAAGCGACTTTTCTTGTTCCATATTGAGCCATATAGATACCAACTTGAGCTGGATTCCGTGTGAATTGCTGCTCGGTATCATAATACTCAACAAACGAACGTGCAACATGTTTTCCTGTATCTCTGTTAATAACAGTTACGTACGCAGTCCAACGATTTCTAGTTCGTTCAATACGCAAAAGACCATAGAAGTTCCAGAACGTTGCTTCTTTATCTCCATGAGTACTAATTAAATCTTTAAAACCTTGATCACCGCCACCTGTACGTAAAGTCGCATATATACGTTTTCCAGATGAGTCAACGTCTTTAATCGTTAACATACAAACAGGAAGGTTGCCTTCATCTAATAGATAAAACTCAACCTTTCCAAATTTATCTTCGCCTGTATTTACTAGCTCTACAATGGTTTCAATACGAAAATCAGTTAATGTCTGACCAATGGACTTTTTATAATAAGGACCGTGCCACGTATCATTCATATTTCCGAAATCTCCAGGGATAAAGCGACCGTTATCTACTTTCATATTTCCTGTGGCAAGACCATCTATATGAACGCTACCTTCAGTCTTTGCCCAACCTGTAAGTGAAGAAAGAGGATCATTAAAAATAAGCTCTTCTCTAGAAGCAGCATAATCTTCAATATTTACAACACGGCCAATTCGATTCATTAAATCTCCATTTGAAATATCAATATTGGTATAATCAGCATCAACTTCAATTTCAAAAGTAGGTAAGGCTTCCACACTTCCTTCATTCCGTACTGTAAGAGTACCTGAATTCGATTCTTGCACTTTTGTTTTTCCATATTTATGAGGATCTAGACAGATAAACCTTAATTCACCTGTACCTATACTCACAATTTCTTCTAAATCTAATGAGCCATCTATTACAGCAAAATATGAGCGATCAGGTTCGTCATCAAACACTAACTCCTTTGGCGCATCAGTCACAAGCCAATCAGCTAAATCTTCCTTTATTTTTTGTAAATCGCCCATGTTTTCTCCTGCAATTAAGACTGGTACTTTTAATGAACGAACATCTACTTCTGTGCTTTTTAAATAAGCACCTGGATGATTTGGAGCTTTTAATAAATTTCTTGTGATAGGTGCCCAGGCAGGACGTTCTCTCCCCTTTAAAACAGTCAAATAACTTTTTCGTTGATTATTAAATAAAAATCCCACTTGATATCACCCCCCTTGAAACTTCAATTTATCAGAAGTTTTTCTATCTTGAAATTCTGTGACATGTTTAGATATTGCTTTTCCTACTTTCTTTCCGTCAATTTCAAGACTTAAATTTGTGCTGTTTACTATTAACTGAACAAGATAAGAACTTTGCTCCATCAATAAGGCATTTTGTTCTTTCAGTACCTGAATAATTCCTTGATCAGCTGAATTACTGTAGTTATTAGTAATAGATTGTGAACTTGATGTGGAAGGAACCCTCGGAATTGGATTGAATAAACCCAGTTTAGGCATTAACTCTTGTAATAAAGCTAGGCTACGATTCCGGTAACGTGGCTCAGTAGTAAGTACGTACTCTTCATATCCGTTTTCACCTAGTTCAGCAAGCTGTCTGTTCTTAACCTTACCGCCTTTTGCAAATCCACCAATACCACTTTTCAAATAACCTTGATAATTCGAATAAACTTTACGTACATAATCTTGAGTTTCTTTAAATGGTGGAATACCATGATATTTCGCTACGTTACCAGGTCCTGCATTATAAGCAGCTAAAGCTAATTTAACGTTACCGCGTTGACCTCTTAACATTTGAGCAATGTATTTTGTACCACCCATGATGTTCTGGTATGGATCACGTGGGCTTTTCACACCCATTGCACGAGCTGTAGCAGGCATTAACTGCATTAACCCTGTTGCCCCAACATATGAACGGGCATTAGGGTTGAATTGTGATTCTTGTTTAATAATCCCTGCAATTAAGGCAGGACTAACAGTGTATTTTTTACCTGCAGCATTGATAATAGAGGCGTATTTCCCAGCAAAACTACCTCCCATTTTCATACCGCCACCATCAGCTTTTCCTTGCAAATATGTTAATGGGTTGATGTAAGAGCCATTACGCTTAATTTTCAAATCTAGGTGTGGACCAGTAGAAAATCCTGTTGATCCAACATAACCAATGACTTGCCCTTCTTTTACTTTTTGCCCATTCTTGACTGTAGGTGTACTAGCCATGTGAATATAAGATAATAGGTCTGCTCCTGTTTGGATACGTACCCCGTTACCTGCTGTCTTATTCCCAATAAGAATTTGCTTAACAATACCGTCTGTTAATGACTTGATAGGCGTTCCGAGTGGAGCTGCTAAATCTATACCTTTATGCACTCCACCTTTATGAATTTTATCATTTGGGTTGCCCCCAGGCGTAAAATTAGTAGTCAAACGGAATGGCTTGTTAAGGTAATATCCTCCTATACCTGTATAGGAACCTCCATCTCCAAAATCAGGCATCCATTCATCAATTAAAGACTGAACCTTATCAATAGCAAGCCCCTTAATAAAACCTGCTGTGCTATCTCCAGCTAGAGTATTAAACCATTTTGGAGTGTCTACACCTTTTAACTTAAACTTTTCAGTAGCTTTATTCCATAACCATTCAGGGCCTTTCATAATCATATCGAAAGCACCTTCAGCAATACCATCAGCATACGCTGGCATACCTTTCACAGAAGAAAGAGCTGAATTTCTTCCAGGCATTCCATTTGTAAATCCATACTTTTTTAATACTGTTTTAGTGTGATGAGCAGGTAAAACGGCTGAGCCTTTTGTTAAAAAGGCATGTTGTGGGCCACGTAAACCAACTAAGCCTAATCGTCCTGTACGGCCGTCTTTCACAAGTTCTGGACCTTCTTCTCCAGTTAAAGCTACTTGGTCATTTGGTACACCACCGTTAGGAGTACCTGTTGCACGACCTCCGCCTTTTACAGCTTTTATCGCACCTTTAATGACAGGGGCTCCAGGAACAAACTTTGCACCTTTACCAAAGATATTACCAATCCATTTAAGAGCAGGATAAACTCCGTCCACAATTTTTTGCCATCTTGTGAGGACTTCACCTTTTTCCCAGTCAACTTCATCCACGTGTTCTTTTGCTTGCTTCTTAGCAGCTTTCACTGTGTCCTTATGCATTGTGTTAGCAGCGCTAATTGATTTATCTCGTTGTTCTTTCGCGTCTGCTATCACTTTTTCCTTTTCTTCTTCAGTAAAGCTTGGGATGTCAATCATCGCTTTCGCTGCCCATGCTTTTGTCTTTTCATATTCTGTATTAGCATGTGCAATAGACTTATCTTTTTGTTCTTTTGAAGATTTAACCACATTAGCTGCTTTTTGAGCGCTTAGTTTCGTAGCATTGTCTCTAAGGTTAGTAAAAATGGCCTCTTGTTCTTTTTGAGACTTCGAAACGGTTTGTACTTGCATTGTGCGTAACTCTTGCTCAATTTGAGCAATACGTTCACGTTCACTTTGTTTGATACCGCCTTTTTTCCCTTTAGATTTTTCAAGAATACCTGCGAGCTCATCTTCAAGCTTTTGTACCTTACTTTTTTTCTGAGCGTGGTTCAAGTCCATATCTGCAAGGATTTTATTTTCTTGTTCTTTAGTAAGACCTTGGTTTCTAGCGAAAATTTCGATTGCTTTAGCCTTTTCTTTCTCGTGATTTTCCTCCATTTTCTGAACAACTTTGTCGCCTAAAGCAGCGTACTTAGCAACCACATCATCAACTGTTTTCTGAGTCCATGTTTGATGTCCCCAATACAAACGATCAAGAGCTTGGGTTGCCTGAGATTCCAGAGTAAGATACGAATTCATAGCTTTTTGTGTACCTTTGCTTACCTGATCTCCAAATGGTGTAGCATCTAAAGCTGTCTTTAACATAGCGTCATGAAGTTCACGAGCGCCACCTGCGAGATTTACTATAAGTCCAAGGGCAGGATTTACTTTTGTTACAAAGTTAATAAGTAAAGGATGATCATTCATTACTTTCTTTATGTCGTACCAGTTAGTATAGATTGCAGCTAGTCCGGCTGTTAATCCACCAATGGCTAGGACAGTTAAACCAATTGGATTTGTCATTAGAGCAATAGCTGTGCTGACTCCACCGATACCGCCTGATAGACCAATAAATCCAGCTGTGAGACCTGTTACACCTAAAAGAGCTAAAGTAGCGTCTTGAGCAGCAGGAGGTAGGTTTATAAATGCTGTGGACACCTTATTGATACTTGCTTCCACTCTAGGCAATAAACGTTCACCAATATCAAGAAGGGAATTACCGAAAGGTGCTAGACCAGATACAAATTCACGGAATAAAACTTTAGCTCTTCTCGCAAAGTTTTCATTTGCTTCAGAAGCTTTATCCATGGATCCTTTAACACCTTTAATGGATCCATCAATATTACCAAGAGCGTACATAGAATCAGCTTCGAGGTCTTCGAATTTGGTCCCGTACAGACCCACACCAATTTGATTGGCTAGGACTTGATTATCCATTCCTTTTAAATCAGCAATAACAGCATTATGAACATCCTTTATTGTGGACTTTCCATTCTTGAAGCTTTCCCAAACCTTTTGTGTTTTCTCTGACATCTGACCCATCGCATCAGAAGTTCCTTTTGAACCGTCCTTTATACGAATCTGAAACTCTTTCATCGCATCATTGATATAGTCCAAGTTATAAACGCCTGAGTCAGTACCTTTTTTCAATAACTGAAAATATTCTGTAGCAGAAAATCCCATCTTTTTATACAAAGGAGCATATTCAGAAAGGTTATCAAACATTTCGTTTGAGAAGTTTAAGCCATTTTGTGCACCCCATGCCATTAAATCAAACGCTTCTTTAGAGCTTGTACCGAAACCCTTCATAACGTTTGATCCAGCTCGTGTAACTTCGTTCACATCAGTTTCAAACACTTCAGCAAGAGTTAATGAATCCTTAGTGACTTGCTTCAAATCACCACTGTTTAAACCTTTAATATTCTGGCGTACCTGAATAAGCCCATTACGGACTTCTCCCATATCCTGACCAAAGCCCTCTTTCCACAGGCTCTGTGTGATACCATTTAATTTCTTAGCTTCAGAACCTGTGACACCTAATTGTCCTTGAATGCGTTTCTGTGAACTGTCCACATCACTTGCAAGCTTTAGCATTCCATATCCACCTGCTGCAGCTCCTGCAACAAGTCCGGCTTTAATAGCCCCTCTCATGCCTTCCATTCGTTCTCGAGCAGCATCTAATTTTTCACTGGATACTTCAACAGTACGACCGAATACAGTCCAGCTTTTCTTTGAATCATCAATTTTATGATTAAGATCATTTAATGCATTACCGGTCTTATTCATACGAGAAATAGCCTGATTTAATTCAACCAGACTGTCTTTTGTTGCTTTTGCATCTTCTCCCTTTTCTCGCTTAGCTGCTTCATACTTTTTACGTAGCTCTTCCACAGCTTGCTTTTCAAGACCTAAGACTTTTTCTAAATGCTGAGACTGTTGGTATAAATGCTCCGATTCTGAGCCCATTTTAACCATGCTAGCAGCCGTTTTTCCATATTCACTATTCAGTACCTTCAAATCACCTTGAATGCTAGAGAGGGCTTTGTCAGAGTCCTTAGCCACTTGCTTAAATTCGCTACTTTGTTCTTGAATTTTAGAATTAAGCGCACCTAATGCCATTTCTGTTCGTTTTACTTGAGCAACAGACTTGTTATAACGGATTAATAAGTTCTCTGTTTCTTTGGCTAGCTTAGCAGTCTCTTTCGCATCTTTCCCTTTTTGCTGTGAAAGTTGATCATATTGTCTTCTTAATTCTTCAGCTTTCGCCTTTTGAGCTTGCAGCTTTTTTTCAGTAAGGACAGAAACTTTGTTCATATCATCTAGACTTTGTTCAAAGTCCTTTGTTCCTGCTGTTATAGCTTTAATGGAACTATCGTAAAGTCTGTTAGCACGATTGATTTTCCCTATGTTTTGCGCAAACGTACCGGTACCTTGCAAGTCAATGTCAACGACCATTGAGGCAAGCTCTTGATCATTCATGTATGTCCACCTCCTTTACCAACCTGGTACTTGGTCAATGTAGTATATCTCTTGTTCAGGCTCCTCTTCTTGTTTACTCTCTTTAATTTCTTGGCGAATCAACCTAAACAAATGATGAATATCAGCTTGATCTATTTCATGTTGCTTGTAGCCTTTAATGTTCATAAGGTGTTTATAGAAGTTATCCAGTTGCTGAGTCGGTGTCAGAGGGTGTGGCATCAGCCCCACTTTCTTCTGCTTCCTCTAGCTCTTCAGGATTAAACGAACCGTCTAAAGGAATACCTTCAGCAATTAAACAAAATTCAGCTATTTTTTCTTCAAATAGGTAACGATTAAGCCCTGCATAGAAGTCATCCACAGTGAATTGCTTATCAAAAGCCTCTACAATTAATTGAATTAAAGAGTCTAATTGTTGAATAGTTGGTCTTTGCTGCAAGTAATCTACTTTCTCTTTTAGAGCAAGATACTTTTTATATGTCATACCTGAAATAAAGGGACTGTTCATTGTTTTTTCTTCACCATTTATTCTTAAGACTAAATCCATCATGTTCTTTTCCTCCTCAAAATAAAAACACGCCCTATTAAGAGCGTGCTTGTTTTTCTAGCAAAGATATATTTCAAATAGAATAATTTGATAATAAATATTAAATGTATGTGTACTCCAAACGCGTCACTTCCATTGTTCCAACTACCTGAGAAAATACTCCGAACCAACCATTTCTTTCTTTTGTATTTGTTACTTGAACTAATTGAGTACCATCAACAAATACAGTAATTACCCCATCTACTGTATGAGTAATCCTTATTTTGTGTGGTACAGAAAAATCTAACGTAGTGGCTAGTGAGCCTATATTAACACCGAGTCCACTAGGATCTCCATTGTATAAAATTACAGCAGAACCACCTAAATATAATGTATAACCCTGTAAAACTCCTTGCGTATTGCTAGATTTGTTTCCAAACCATACGATCCCAGAGCCCCCAAAGAACTTTCCTTCTGCTTCAATCACTAAAATTTTTCCTACTTTTAGCTCGGCATTAGTATTCCCAAGAAGTAAAGCACCTGAAGGATTAGCAACACCTGTATATCTTACTATACCATCATTAATTCGTTTGAATTTTTCTAAAGAACCGTTACTACCATATGCTTTGAATAGCTTATCACTAACTTTGGTTTTTGTAGGCTTTAGGGCTATAGCAGATAAGTAGATTTTACCTACCCCTGTCGCTTGACCAAGTGTAATGTTTGAAGAGAGAAATTCTATTACGTGATAACCAATTGGAATATTCTCAATTAGTATATCTTCTGAATCGTAAGCGTCTGAACTACTCCCAAAACAATCCACTGTTTTTATAGCTGTTCCATTATCTAATACACTAATTTTCCCTCCTGCTGACGTATGCGGATTTACTAAAATTAAATCCAACCCAGATACACCAACATACATTTGAATTCTTAATTTTGTTCCTCCAGCACTGTCAGATTGTAATGTATAATGTTGTTGGGAAAATTGAAATGAAGCTGTTGTGATATTTGTGATATCAGTATCCACAAAAGGACTACCCACCAAAGGTATAAAGGTTTCTTTTAAGGAATTAATAGTTAATACGTTTGATTGATTGTGAAAATCTAATGCTTTTGCAGTGACTATATCAGAAATATATTTGTACTTTGTATCCTCAAAATGAACCAAATCAGGAAACATTAAATAGGGAACCTCTTGTTTATTAAAAAATAATTCGCTAATTTCACTAAACATATCAATAAATGCTAAGTTATACTTTCTCGCAACTTCCTGAGCTATCCTTGAATAAGTCTGCAAAGAACGTGCGCGATCCAAGTCAGTCTTAACAATCGGAGTAGGAGATAAAAGTAGAACCTCACTCCCTGCTGCTTGTATTTTTTTAACTATGCTTACCAGATTATCCTTGTAAGTAGTAGGAGAAACATTGTTTGCAGAGTTAGCATCATTAATTCCAAACATAACGATTGTTAAATCAGGAGATTGAGCAATAACATCTGCATCTAATCTAGCTAACGCCATTGCTGTAGTATTACCGCCAACTCCTTTATTGACAATAGTAATGTTGTTATTGTCATAAATTTTTCTAAGTTTGTATTGTAACAAAGAAGGATAGTTTCCAGTGACCTGAGATCCTACATTAGCCTTATAACCCCAAGTAAGACTGTCACCAAATGCCACAATTTTTGTAGTTTGAAGCGAAAACATCTTATTAATAGTTTTTGTTAATCGATTAAAATTATCAATCAACTCTGTTCGAGGTGCTTTATCTGCCAAATTTGCCGATAAATCCCCAATTTTATCGTTCAATTCTTTGTTATATGGAGAATTAAAGCGCGACATAAGAAACACCTTCTCCAGTTACAGAAGCATTAATATAAATTAGATTTGCATTATTTACAGCAAAAGTAAAAGCTTCATTTGCCTTTAATTCCACACCAAAAACAGTAGATGAGACATCTGAACCACCTACATAAATTGAACCTGTATTTCCTTTTTTAGCAATTACAGTAACTTCTCTGCATGGGATATCATCTAACTGTGCTTTCGTGCCAGCAGCAGTAACTGCCTTTACTTTACCTGATAAAGTTGAACTTCCTGTTCTCGGATCTCCAAGTGGTTTATATGAATCAGCAGCTGCATCCCAAAATTGAGGTATTAATTTCCCTTTAATATCTCGTAACATTTCCTTCTTGTCGTAGGCCATATATAAACCTCCTTAATTATTTAAAATTGAAAAAGAGGGCAATTAGAGCCCCCCGTTTATGCTATTCTGACTGTACGTATTGATACGGGGAGATAAAATGGCCCTCGTCATTAGGGAGTAGTAGCTACTTCTTGATCTGGCTCATAAACTTGCTTAAACCAATCAAGAAGCACTGTTGGCTCAGCATCTTCATCATTACTGTGGACACTCACTTTCTTTTCTCCATCAGAATCACGTTTGATAAAGCTTGCATTCAATGAACCTGATTTGATTTCCACAGATTCACCTTTTGTTTGGTACTCTTCACTTGGTGGTTGGATTTTCCCTTTATATAACCAAACATACTTGTAACCACCGTCTGTTGTTTCAGAACGCCATCCTAGTGCAATGTATGGCTGATTTGCTGAGTCGCCTTCTAAAAGGACACCATTAGAATCAATTCTCCAACTAAAGATTTCTGCTGCTACTTCTTTTTCTAAAGCATCAATACCTAATTCAAGTTCTAATAAACCTTGTGATGTAACAACCACAGATGGACCATCATCAGAGAAGAATGGTGTAATAGATCCATTCGGGTTTAAGTTACCAGTTACGGCCCCAGCTAAAGATTTAGGTGTAGCATATGTTGTAAGCCCACCTTTAACGTCTTCTAATAACTTTGCATAGAACAAATCTTTCATACCAATGGGCATTTTTTTAGCTTTTTCCATTTTGTAATACCTCCAATTATTGTTTTAAGACATAATAAAAACGCAAACCTTTATGATAGATTTGCGTGTCTGCCTCATATAAATCTGTTGCTCCTTTTTTATTGAACCCAGCAGCTATTAACATTTTCTTTACTTTTTCAGATAGATCAGTGTATACAAGCCCATCCTTTGTCCAAAAATCCACTTGAATATAATAACCCGTTTGCTTTTCCTCATCGTCTGCTGCTAAAGCAACAGCTTCATCATACTGAAAAAAAGTGATATACGTTTCAACATCACCTTTCTTTGTAATCGGAAACGTAGGAATACCTAAAGGTTTTAATGTGGACATTACTACGCTGTAGATACTCATAATTTCGCCAATTCCTTACGGTATACTTTTGCCATAGCAATAGTAATCTTGTCTTTGACAGCATTAAAAGCAGGTTCCACAAAAGTCTGAGCCGGCATTTTAGATGTTCCCCATTCTAAAAAACGAGCATAGAAAAAACCTTTATGGAAACCTACTTTAATTTTGCCATTCACAATTTTTGAAACAATAACATGATCAGCTAAATGTTTGCCTTTATATGTGGAACGTGGAGCCCTACGCTCAATTTCTGCGCGTAATATTTCAGCTCCAGCTTGTAAGGCTTTTTCAGCAATAGCCTCATTCTTTTCAATACTAGCTAGTTTTTTTAACTTAGCTTGAAACTCTGCCAGGCCTGTAGATTTAACTGGCATTATGAAATCAACTCACTTCCATAAGCGCGACAGATTAATTCTGTAATCTCTTCCTGTTTTCTTTCGTATGTTCTTACCACTCTATAGCGCTTAGACTCGTACTCAACAACGGTTTCGCCTTCATAATCAAGAGAGTGGACTTCAAACATTGTTTCCAATGTATAGCCACTTTGAGCAGCTATATAAAACTCATTACCTCGTATACTTTTTTCGGTAGCAAATATTTCTCTTCTTGATATGTTTTCTTTACCAGAAAAGCCTTCGTCATTTTGTGGACTATCTTTTTCTTTAATTAGATAGATGATTTCATCAAACATCTAAGATACCTAGCTGCTTACCTGCTTTTTGAATAGCTCGGTTATGAATACGAATCTGTATGTTCCGAGGTAAAGGCTGATATTCCTGTCTGTTACGGTACAACCATGCTGCATAGTCCACAACTAACATTTGATCATCAATTTCTGTCATAGAAAGAACTAAGCCTTTCCTTGTCAGCTCTTTTTCTGAACTAGAAATAAGGGCAGTAAGATACGTATCGCGTGCCGTATGCTTAAAGCCCAGATCTAATTTCAATAATTCAAGTAAAGTAGCCTTTGTTTGATCATCCATTGTCTTCAACTTCTTCAATCAAAGGGACTTTGCGTTTATTCTCGTACCCAGACAATTCCTTGATACGTTCATTTTTAGCTCGTCCACTTCTAGGATACTTATCACCTACACGATAAATGTGATTATTATCTTGCAGATCTTTAAAGTCGTTTATAACTTTATACTTCATGTTCATTCACCCTTTCACAAGGATTATGCGCCTGCTACTTCTGACGTGTATGTGATGTAGTAGCCAGCTTGATCATCTACTTTCTCTACGTCAAAACGAACAAATCCAGCCAGTAATTGACCGTAAATGTCGTTGTCTGTCCATTTTACAGAAGCTTGTTTACGATTAAATAGAGTACAGAATTCCTTCGCGTCACCCACGAATCCCACTAAATCGCCTTTCTCTTCTCCAATCATGTCATCATCTAAAACAACAACTTCACGACCTTTAATACGCTTACCAGATGCAACAGTAATATCATCTTGTAATAAGTAGCGACCATTGCCGTCTTTTAATAGGTCTAAGGCATTGAATAGTGATGAAGATACATAGAACTTCACGTTATAAACTTGTTTAAAATCTGTGTTTAATAACGTCACAATTCCATCTAATCCTGTTACAGCTTTAGGTGTAGCTGATTTAAAGATAGCTGCAATCTGAGCATTCTTAGTATTCAAATCTTGATCTCGGATATCTTCGGCAATTAGGCCAGCAACATCGTAATCTGCATCGTCAATTGCTTCTTGAGATACTGGAATGTAACCACGGTATGTTTCAATATCGTAATTAACTTCTACAAATGTTGGCTTAGCTAGTTCCGGGTTTTTTGCTAATTCCGCAACAGCAATCATTTTACCGTTTGATTTTTTAATGATTGGATATTTACCAGAACCACGGTTAACCGGAACTGTACGAACATATTGTGTAAGGTCAACTGTATCAACTAGCTCTTTCTTTGGAGCTAATAATTCTTCTGGAATTAATGCCCCACCTTCCACAGATGTGAAGCCTGCACGAGTTTGGTCTTTATCTCGTACATAGGCATTAATAGCTTCTCTTGTTTCAATATTTGTTGGCATAGTACGTTTCACTCCCTTTTTAGGTGACTTACGATTAGATGTTTCAAGCTCTTTTTCAAGCTCTTCAATTTCTTCTTCTAATGTTGTTTTTTCTTCTTCTTTTGTTTCAATATCTTTATCGTTATCATCCATACTCTGTTCAATAACGGATAAATCTTCATCATTTTCAGCTGACTCAATAGCTGCTTCAAACTCACTACGCTTAGCTAATAAGTCAGTTAGTTTCCCTTCCAAAGCTGATAAAGCATCTCGCTTCAGTTTTAATTTAGCACCAATAAGAATAGGATTAGGCATTCTTCAATCTCTCCTTTAAGTTACGTTTTCTTTGTTCGAATTTTTCTTTTTTGATGGCTTCGACATCGCGTTGACGGGCTGCCACTGCTGTTTGTGGGTAGGCAGGAAAAGCTGTGATGGAAACTTCCATCGTATCTGCTTCACGGACAATCCATTTCAATGTCCCGTCTTCTCGATGCTCAATATCTTCTTTTAATGGGACAAATCCGAATGAGCAGCCTTTCACTTTTCCTGTTTGCACTTTCCGATAAGCACTCTTGGCAAAAGGATCTTCCAAGTCCACTTTCACTCTGCCCCATAATCCTTGAGAATCAGTTTTCAACTCTAACGTTTGGCTGCCAGTGCTACCAAGTACGACTCTTGTATCGTGATTATCAAGACACATAATATCGTTATCTCGTAAACTACTGTCAAACGCTTCAGGTGCAATCTCTTCAAAAGCTCCTGGCCACAATTCGGTTTCTTGATTAAAAACAGCAAAGTAACCTTCAATGAAAGCTTCACCGTTTTCTTCATCGCTTCTCGTTTTTAAGTCTGAGTTAAATACCATGAGACGCTTTTCCACTTATTCATCACCACCTTTCAATTTATTTTGTTGGCCAATACTAGAAGCCGGAATATAGTTTTCTAGTACAATCAATTCATTCATTTCACTATCAGGATCAAGTCCAATCCAGTTACGTAATTCATTACGTCTCATAGCGTTACGGTCCACAAGTTGAGAACCTGCTGTAACCATTTCCGTTAAGTCATATGAATATAAACTCCGCGGATTTAAACGAAAAAACCAATTAGGTGAGTAAATCAAGTCCCGTGTTAATGTTTGCGAAATGATTTGGCCAATAGAAAATATTCGAGTGTTAATGAAATTGTTGTACTCCTCTTTGTTAAAGCTTCCTACGCCCAAGAAAAAAGCCGGTACTCCCAAAAGTCCAGCTACCGTTTTCTTATCTATTTCCACACCTTCATTTATGGCTATGTCTTTTAAAGATAAAGGCTTTACCTGTTCGACTTTGATTAAGTCAGCAGGGATAATCCAAGGCTTGCCACCTTCAGTTTCATCAAAATACTTTGCCATGATTTCATCACGGCCTTCTTTAGTAGTTAATTCCTCTGTCATTGCATCCACAGAAATGATAAGAGAAGGCATATACTTACCACTCATGAAATTATTTTTTGTCTTAGTGGCTTGGGTCAAGTTCTTTACAATCTCACATAATGCCACACGGTAACCCCGTCCCTTGTAAGGAAAGTTAGGATTAGGATTGATAACAAAATGAACGACCTCATCAGGCGTATATGTTAATCCATTGTAGTTAATTAAGTATCCATCCTGTGTATCTTCATAGCCAACTGCTTGCATTTGAAGAGGCGTTAGATCATCAATCAAAGTTGTGACAGGATCTACTCCAATGTGGACGACTGAATTACCATCACCATGTAACAATAGATCGCTAACAATCTTATAAATCCACCCTTTACGCGTCATATTTGCATGCGGCTCAATATCAATTTTACGAGATAGTTCATTGGTAACTCGTCTATCTCCATCTTTTGTATTTTCCATTAGATGAATAGTCATGTTTGATACTAGATCCGCAATTTTATCTACTGCAATTAATACATCCGGATTATCTGAAAGCCTTGTATATCCTACGGTTTCCACATCACCCAGTGCTATAGGAATAGAAATAGACCGCGTTTTTTTCTTACGATTCCAAAATGCCATATGTACACCTCCTTCCTAGTTATTCAACCAACCTGCAGCATCTGACGCTTTGGTCATGTCCTCTAACATTTGAATAGATCCAAATACAGCAGCGTCAAATACGTCAATACGATGCTCTGGCATAACTTTTTCATATTGAATCATGTCATCTGTTTTCTCAACAGCAGCAACGTTCTGCACACAATATTCAAATGCTTGTGAATGGAGATAATAAAAATGGCCATCCTTCGCTTTCTTTTCTATTCTTCTGAAACCTTCAGACTTCTTATAAAAATACTGTGGTTGGTCAACCATTTTAAAGCCTTTCTTTTTCATGGATAAAAAGAACTCCCGTGAAAACTTGCGGTCAAACCCTACTTTCTTTATCTTGAAGCCCATCTTTTTCATATCGATGAACCAATTCACGATATCTGAATGATTGACTGTAGGTGTATTACACATATCTAACCATCCATCATCTTTCCAGCCGAATAAAGGAATGTTATCCTCTTCAGCTTTAGCTGTGGCTGCTACAATTGGGAACCAAGCGTGAGTAATCGCAATGTCTATACCTTTATAGCTGCCATAAAGAGCAGCAGCCGTTAAATCATGCATCTTAGATAAATCGGCTCCACCATACCAACTAATATTTAACTTGGCTAAATCAGCAAGGGACCAACTATAATTCCTATCGGAAACCTTAAATTCATCCAAGTTAAAGTAAGCTTTTATGGCAGCTGTGTAGATGTTCATAGACTTTGCTAAAAAGTCTTTCCTCTGTTGCGGATCGTTCTGTGCTTGCAACGCATCATTCATAATGTCATCTGGACGAATTGAAACACCATAAGCAGGATTGGCTTTTTGATGTTCAAGAGGATTTGTATAATCCACATTGCCTTTTTCATCTTCATCAGCTTTTGCAATAAACACAAAATAAG